ATTTACGCACAGACTAACAACCCCGACAATAAAACCGTTGTCACGAATGGAACCAACGAATTACTTGACTACAAGTTCCAAGATAGGCTAAAGCTGGGGGAGAATGTTGGTCCAGCCTCGCCGATTAAACCAGACCAAAGTGGGTATGAAGACACGATGCGTGAATTACAAGGCATTACACCGTGCGGAGACGCATATCAGATGACTACGGATGTGAATATTCGCCGATTGGCTATGCCTGCGACGGCCATTCAACAGCTTTTACTTGATGACAGTGATGAGGATAACAATCCGAAATACACAGGCATTATGCCGGGTATTCAGGCCACATTCACCATTCAAGGCATCGGGGGTCTGCGTACCTTTATGATGTTTTTGTGTCGTGGCCTTCCAGAGCCATATTCGGAGAAAAATATCGTCTTCCGAATTGTTGACGTGCAGGAGACCATTGAGGCAGGCAATTGGACGACCCAAATCACTGCTGGCGTTATCCCGCTCCGTGACCACATTAAGGCCCGCCTCGGAATTCAGTAAAAACTTGACTATAGGTCGAGCATCTGTTATGATGCTTGGCTGATGATAGAGACGATTTCAGACCTGACCCGTTTTCAACTGGAAAACCAGCAAGGTGCATGGATTGTACATTCGGTGCCCATTCCTGATAGTCACCCCGCCACTGCTCAACCGAGCATCCTCTTCATTCGGAACATTCTCACAGGAAAGACATATTACTATGCTTTTCATCACCCCGACTCCAAACCTTCGGTTGACCCCGAAATGATTCGCAGCATTCTCCAAATGCCAAACATCAAGTGGGCACTCGACAAGAAAGCCTTTGACCAATGCTATTGGAGAGTTCCGAATGTTTATGATGTCAATGCTCTCTCGTGGATGCGAACCAATGAAATCTTTGAGGCGTCTGAATATGAGACTCCTGCTCACTTTCTTGTCCGAAAGAATGCGGCTGGGCATGACTGCATGAACCTTGTTATTCCATTGATGAAACACAAGGAAATGTTCGATGCATTGGCGGATGACCTTACAGAAGTGGTGAGCGGTTACGAACCCGATTTGGCATTCACTCGTTTCAATGACCTTATCATAGGAACTCTTGGGGACTTGGAGCGGCAAGGCATTTGTGTGGACAGGGAGTTGTTCAAGGCACGTTACAAACAAGACCCCGGTATCACGGGCATCACTTACAGCCAATACAATGTGTACACGTCCACGGGGCGTCCGAGCAATCGGTATGGCGGTGTGAACTATGCTGCCCTTAACCACGACGACGGCACCCGAAAATGTTTCATCTCACGGTATGGCGAGAATGGAGCAATCGTGGTTTTGGACTATACTGCCTTCCATCCTCGAATTATCAGTAGGCTCGTAAAATATGACGTTCCGATAGCTATTGATATTTATGGGTATTTGGCCAAGCTGTACTTCAACAAGAAGACAGTTGACGAAACTGACATCAAAGAGGCCAAGGCCATCACTTTCAGGCAGTTTTACGGTGGGATTGAGGATAAGTACTCACATATCAAGTATCTTGCCTCTATCAAGGACTTCATGGCCGAGCAATGGGAGTTATTCAAGAGCAAAGGATACGTCCTGACCCCCTTCTTTAAGCGCCAGATAACCTCCAAGCACCTTTCAGACCCCGACCCACCCAAAGTCTTCAACTACATCCTCCAAGCGACTGAGGGCGAACTAAGCATCCCCAAGGTCAAAGCCGTTTTGGACTATTTGAAGGGGCATAAGACTCTTGCGGTGCTTTACACCTACGATGCCGTCATGTTCGATTATTATAAACCCGAGGGGATGGAGATTCTGCGGGACATTCAGAAGATTATGAGTTTCGATGGGCGCTTCCCGATGAAGGCTTACATGGGAGACTCTTACCAAGACGTTAAGCAGATTTCCCTGTAGAGCAGTAAGTGCGAACAAGTTTTCGGACTACTCGTTTTACGACTTCTCGATTCTCGGGAGTCATGTGTGGAGTTTCAATATACACTATGACTTTGTTAGCAAGCCATTCCCCAGTGTTTTGGTTTATTGGAATGAGTGGGTCGAATGAAACCCCGGTATTGACTTTGACTAGCCCATCTATGATTTTAAGCACATCAAAGTAGTCTCCGATTCCGTAGGTTATCACGCTGTTATCTTTACCCATTCTGAATTCTAAGTTAACAGGACGGAGAGCACCTTTGGTCTTTGGGTTCTTCGGCACGGTTCTACCACCCCATAAGTCAGCAGGTCCACTTGTATCTGGTGCTTCTGCGGTGCTAAGAACTTCATAGGCAGAATTGATGTCTCGCATGATTTCATTGCTTCCGCCTTTATCGGGGTGATGCTGTTTGACAAGAGCAATGTAGTACTTTTTCAACTGCCCTTTATCCATTTCCGAAGCCTTTTTGATGCCAAACTTTGAAAAAATGGTGTTGGCGACATCTACGGTCATTCCTTCTAGCAACATGTCTTTGAGTCGTATCACATGAATAAATATAAGGTATTTTGGAGTAGAGATAGGATATTTATATTCCAAATGGTATGAGTAACATCTTAGACAGGGTTTTCAACGAAGTATGCCTCGACGAGCGAATTACTGATGGAATTTTCCAGATGGAGAATGCCACTCACATGGACGCTTTGCGTGATTATTTTCTCAAGAAGGGGGTTAATCGGGAGGCCGCAGTCAATGTTACCAACCGCATGGTTGAAGGTAAGTATCCAGAACGACAAGCTTACAACAAAGACGGTATCCTCGTAACTTTCCCCACTCCGCAGCACAAAGCCCGTGCAATTGCTCGTGGCACTCATTTTGAGAAGAATCCCGTTCCTCAAGTTCATAAACCTGACCAAGAAGAACCCAAACACGCCCCTCCCGGCTCCAAGCCAGAACCCGGAGAACTTCCTCCTGACGATGATGAAGATGACCATAAGAAGGATGATGACGATGATGATGACATTGGTGGAGGCGGTCATGGAGGCGGCGGCAAAGAGCCAACAATTTTCCAAGGTGACAAGCAACTGGCCGTAGAACCGCCTCGGGGCGAAGAGCAGCCAGAACCACCGCCAATGCCGCCACAACCAACTGTTCCTCCTACCCCACGTACACCCCAACGAATGGCGGCAGAGAAAGAACTAGCACGACAGATTTTCGCAACTGATGACACAACTCAATCAAATGTCGCTACACCTGTAACGGGCATAGGGGCTTCAATAACGGAAGAGACGAGACATCAACTGCAAGAACTGTTCAAGAAAGCCGACGAGATGGGGCTTCGGGAAGCTATCAAATTTTTGTCCCATTATGTGAAGCCATAATCCGTCACACGTTTCAAGCCTATGACAGACCAAGATACAAGACAGTTATTGTGTACCTTTTCCAACGCCAAGGATTTCCGCACCGTTGCCGAAGAGGTACGTAAATTTTACGAAGTGTACAGCAATCGAGTTTTTGCCTTCGTTAACGCCCAAAACCCTAATGAAATCTATTTGACGTACAACGTTCTGAACATGCGAAAGGATGCTCCGAAGTTTCCAAATACGATTCTCATTCACCGTAAGAAGCAGACCAACACGCTCTACACTTTGAACGCCATGAATCGCCTTATTGAGGAAGAACATGGGTCGCTCGACAAGACCTATATGGTCAATTGGAAGCTGTATGGGAACTCTCTTATAATAACTGGTGACGTTTCCATCCGCATTATTCCTCTCAAAATCTCCACAATCATGGACTGAGTTAATATAACTCACGAAAAAGTTATAATAAGTTGTTAGGGTAGTGTTTTCCTGCTATTCTGTCCTATGTATAAAGGTTCAGAAGGTTGAGACTTGATTCTTTGATTCAACGATTAGCTTACTAACCTAGTTAACCTTAATTGATTAAAACATATGCCAGTAAATGTAGCAAAGCTTGCAGAGCGCCTCAAGCAATTTGAAGACGGCGCAAAAGCCTCAGAGTTCGCAAAACTTCTTTGGAAGCCCAAAGAAGGAACGCAAACCGTCCGTATCGTCCCATACAAGTTCAACCCCGAGAATCCTTTCATCGAGTTGAAGTTCTATTACAAGCTTGGTGGTAACAACTACCTTGCTCCGTGTACCTTCGGCAAGCCAGACCCCATTCTGGAAACCATCGAAGCCCTCCGTGCAAGCGGAAGCAACGAAGAGAAGGAAATCGCCGCAAAACTCGCCCCTGTCACTCGTACCTATGCACCAATCATCGTGCGTGGCGAAGAGGACCAAGGCGTCCGTTTCTGGGGCTTCGGCGTCCAAGTCTATAAGCAGCTTTTGAAGCTTATGACCAACGCCAAGTACGGCGACATCACGTCATGGACCGATGGTCGTGACATTGAAGTCGAATTCCACAAGGAAAGCAAGAAGAAAGGTAAAGACGGGAAGTCATTCCCCGAGACCACGATTCTCGCCGACCCCAACACGACTCCGGTCGTGGACCCCAAGCGCCGTGACTACATGGAGAAGTTGAAGGAGCAAACCGACATCCTCACAATCTTCCCCTTGAAGTCCTACGACGAACTCAAGGCCGCTGTTGAAAAGTGGCTGAACCCCGACGATGCTGAGGCTGCTACCGAAGCTGCTGCCGAGGCTCATGTCGCTTCCACCACAACCGCAACCGCAACCGCAACCACAACTACGGCTGCGGCTCCTACCCAAGAAGCGGCCCCCGCCGCAACTACGACAGCCACGGCCCCTGCTGCGGCCCCTGTAACTCCAACCACGTCTGCGACAGCGACTCCATCAAACGCTGACCTCGCCAACGAGTTTGAGAAGTTTTTCGAGAAGACCTAATTCTCGGAGAAACAGATTAAAATAACTTGAAGGGTACGCCTCGGTGGTGTACCCTTCATGCTATAAAGAAGGAATTTTATGGCCGAAAAAAAGAAATCCCCCAGTAAGCATGTCGAATCTGACGCCAACGTTGACCGTGACGAACTGGCGTTGTTAGTCCAAAAAGAACTCAACAAGTCCCAGAAGGATGGAACGAAAGTGTCCTTTTTCTTGGATGAAGATGACAACCCCGTTGACGTGAAAGAGTGGGTGAGCACTGGCTCTACTTTACTCGACCTCGCTATTTCAAACCGCCCTCACGGCGGGTTCCCTGTTGGCCGAATGGTGGAACTGAGTGGACTGGAAAGCACAGGCAAGAGCCTTATCTGCGCCCAAATTATCGCCGAGACTCAGCGACGTGGTGGGCTTGCAGTATTTTTCGACTCCGAGTCAAG